TCGTAGATGTAGCCATGCATGATGATGCCGAACAGCAGGGCGTTCTCGCCGTTCAGGCTCAGCCACGTCGTGTTGGTGGCGACATCGCCAGCCGAAATCGATGGCAGCTTGATGAAGTAGTTGGTCTCGATCCGGTAGAAGGCGTCCGGCGGCGGGGCGATCATGAAGCTGTCATTGTCATGGATGGCGTAAAAGCGCGGCACCCCCTGAATGTCGTCCCTCGGATAGGCTTCCCGCAGGAAGGCCGGGTCTTTCGGCAGTAGCTCCTGCGCCTCGCCAGCGTTGGTGACGAAGATCGAATACACCGACAGGCAGTCGATGGGCTGGGTCAGGAAGCGGTCGCCGATGATCACTTGCGTGTAGGCGGTTGCGCGGGAGGCGGGAAGCTGGACCTTGCGGTAGATGTCCTCTTCGGCCAGCCGCGCATACAGCCCCATGTTGCCAGTGAAGCTGGTTTCCTCGTTCTCCAGATACTGCGTCACCGCAGTCTTGATCTGACCCCAGTTCATGTCTTCACCTGTACCCTTCCGACATCCACGAACACCGTGCCGGTGGTTGGCATCCCGACCGGGTTCCAGCCGTACAGCCTGCGGCTTTCGGCCAGTTCACTCTTGTCGCTGCGCGCGTTGCTGACCGACTGCTTGTCCGTCGTCTTGACGTGGCGGGTGTCGAGTTGCGGGTGGCTCTCGTCGTAGCAGGATCGGCAAACCCTCATTCCGGTGGCGCGACCGAGGAGGTATTCGTCCTGAAGGCTGGACAGCTTGAAGCGCAGGCCGCAGCGGTCGCATATGCCGGGAACCGCTTTCATTGCTTATCCTCTGTCGTCGGCGCGTTCATCAGGTTACGGAACAGGGCAATCGTCAGCGCCCCGGTATGGGTGATGTAGTCGTTCGTCGTACTGGTCTGGTGGCTGATCGATCCATCGGGACGTGAACCAATGATGGTGATCCCAATAAATGCACCCTGTTTAGCCTGCCCAAGATAATCCTTGAGAATGGCGACGATATCGTCATTGACGCTGGTGTCTGGCTTAAACTGCACAACTTTCATCGATTGTAACTCGACATGTCGGGAACCATGACGAAGGAGGCGCGGTCGCGATCCTCTTCCGCTGCCAGCGTGTACTGGCGCTCATATTCCTGTTGCAACATCGGCACGCGTTGCGCCGCATTCGGCGACTTGATCGCCAGATAATAGGCCAGTCCGGAAACCAGTGCCGGGAGAAAGCGTGGCGGAATGTCCGAGGTGTTGGTGTAGGCCCCGCTGTCCTCGATGCTCCTCAGGCCCCAGCAGGCGAAGGTGCCGTCGGCGACCGGCGTCGGCCAGATGCGCAACAGCGGCGGCGAGACACGATGCACGTAGTATTGCGACGGCTCCCCCGGCTGGTTCTTGTTGGCCATCTGCGTCCACTCGCTGCCGCCCAGCCGCCTCATGCCCTTGTCGGTCTGGTCGAGACCGTCGCCGGTCCGCCATGCCGCATCCAGCAGATCGATGACATCGTTGGGCAGGGTGAGGGTATTCATCCCGGCAGTGATCGGGAAGATGAAATGCTTCAGCGTCCACATGTTGATGCCGCGATTACCCCATTCGCGCATCAGCATGTCGAGCGACCGGCGGGCGGTCTTCAGGTCGTAGCCGCCACGCAACTCCATGCCGACCATCTCGTAGGCGTCCTCGATCAGGTCGAGGATATCCGGATTGAAGCTGACGGTGCCGGATGTGGGCATCAGAACTTCTTCCCCTTCTTCGGGAATTTACCGCCGCTCTTGCGGGCGCTGTCGAGCGAGGCGGCGACCGCCTGCTTCTGGGGGAAACCGGATTTGGTCATCTCCGAGATATTGGAGGAAACGGTTTTCTTGGAACTACCTTTCTTCAGGGGCATGTCGTCATTCTCCTTCACAAGCGTCGGCAGTCTGAGTTCTATCGCGCCGATCACACCGGGAACCGATTTTGCGGGAAAGATATCGTAGGAGCCATCCACTGCCGGAAGATAGCTGAAACCGAAATACGCCGACAGGCCATTGTGGCGGTTCGGCAAATCTGTTTTCGGCGGTATCTGGACGCTGTACTGGGAGGTCAGATCGGCTGAGGTGAACGGATAGGCGGTGGCATCGGTGCAGCCGCCAGCCACCAGCATCGCCTGATTGGCCAGCACTCTCGGTATCGAGTAGCCAGCCTTGGCATTGGTCCACTGCACGGAGGGAACGTCAGCGATTTCACCGCAGCGGATGGCGGCGCATCCGGCATCCTGCGCGTTCTTGCAAGTGATGACGATGTTGGCGGTTTCCGCCACCACGCCAATGATCGACCACATGCCGACGAAGCAGCCACCAGCGCCAGTCTCGGCGTAGAAGGCTTGGCTGGACAGGCTCTTGCCCTGCCATGTGACGGTGATGGTGAGAGGCCGTGTCGCGGTGTTGGCCCGCCCGACGATCCGCACCAGTATGTTGCCGGTGCAGATGAACGGGATGGTCGTGCCATTCAGGCCGATAGGGTCAGCGACAACCTTGTTGACGGCTGTCGCCGCCACTTCAGATGAACTCGCCCGATACGGCGGGTGCCACAGCCGTGGACCAAGCCCCGGCATCAGTACAATGCCACCAGCAACGTCGCCGACGTGCCAGCCGCATTCACCCGCCTGACCCCGCACGGCATGAAGGTGCCGACCGGGACAGCCGTGAACACGGTTGCGGTATTATCCTCGCCGACCAGCGACAGGTTGCCAGCGCCGCCGACATAGATGCCGCGACAGCCAGCTGCCATGTTGACGGTATCGGAAGGGGTGATGGCCCGCCATGACTTGGCAGGAGCCGCATCAGCGCCGCTATACATGGGAGCCTCCTTTACGAGAGGACGGCGCTGGTATCGACGCGCAGCCAGTTGGTGCCGTTCGAATAGCAGACGGTTGCGCCGGTCGCCGCGTCAGGGACGTAGATGATCGAACCGGGATTGGACGCTGCCGGTGGCACGCTGGCCTTGGCATAGCTTGGCAGCTTCATCACGCCGCCGATGGCGGACGTGGAAACGGTTCCGACGAAGCCGTTGGCGGAAACGACTGGTCCTGAAAAATTGGTCGCGGCCATGGTGGGTACCTTTCACAACAAGGTGGAGGGCTGGGTGAAAAAAAGAAGGGCCGTTTCCGGCCCTTGCAGTTGGGGAGAGTTAGGCTCCCGGCGATCCGTAGATGCCAAGAGGGTCGCTCCAGCCGAACGAATAGCGCTCGCGGCTCTTATACCGGTAGTTTCCGGTATCGAAGTCGGTATCCATGCCGGTCTTCAGAGGGGCACGGATGAAGTGCTTCAGGCCATTCGGGATATCGGTGGTCAGATACCAGCTATCGCTGTCGGTCAGGAAATGCATCACGCCGTAGCCCTCCGGGATGGCCCCGTTGGTCTTGATGGCGTTGATGTCATTGTTGGCCGTATCGACGCGCAGTTCGGTTTGCAGCACGCGGGTTGCAATGAACTGGCTGGCAGGAGGGATGATCAGCTTGCGCGGACGTGCCGCGATCAGCAGGCCACGTTCATCCGTCCATGCGGCGATGTCGATCACCGCATTCTCCAGCGCCGTCTCGTTCAGGTCGGTATCAACCGCCGCCCTGTTGGAGTTGACGCCGCCTGCCACCAGAGGATGGCCGGTATCGATCAGCGGTCTGCCGTCGCCACCCGTGAACGAGGTGTTGAAAGCATTGTTCAGGATCGCTGCTGCCTTGACCTGTTTGGTGTAGGCCATGCTTCTGGCCAGCGCCTTGGTATAGCGGGCGGAAAGCTGGTCATAGAGGTTGTCCTCGATGGCCTCTTCCGTGATCGCAAAGCCCATGGCGATGGTTTCGTGAGTGTAACGGGCGGTCCACGCTTCCTGCGCACTGTCGTACGAGATCGCGGCACCTTCCATCTTGACCCCGGCTGCGCCGAAGCCAGAGAGTTTCTGTTCTTCCTCGAAAGAACGATCCGAGTTTTCGATGGAGAACACCATCGTATGCTCGTTTTCGTACTTGGAATATTCGAGGCCGAACAGTTTGTTCAAGCCCGGTAGCAACTCTTTGAAGAGTTGGGCGCGAGAAATAGCCATAGCTCAACTCCTCTCTTCACGGTGTCCGGTTGGCATGGGTGTTCACGCGGACGATGATGTCCGTGTAAGCATCCCCAACTGCCGAGCCGGGACGTTTGACGAAATCCACGATCCTGAGAGGGAGTGTGGAGGTGGCGGCGGGCGTCGTACCGGCGGACACTTTCGATTTGCCGGTTACGGCAGAGCCGTCGTTGGGGGCACCCGGTTGCACCAGAGCGATGTTCAAGCCGAGGCTGGCGGCGGTGATCGGGCCTGCTGCCTGTATTTCGAACAGGCAATCGGGATCGTCGACGACATAGCCCCATGCCGTGGTGCTGGGCTTGATCACGTAGCTGGCGGGCCAGAACTGACGATGGAACAAGCCGAGTGAAGCGTCTTCGTATTCCACTCCAAGGAACACGCCAATGGGCAAGGCTGTCGCCGTGCCAGTCTCTTTCGTCAGCAGTCCCGCCGTCAGTTTGACGAGGTCGCCGTTGTAGATGCTGGTGGCGTACGTAGCAATCGGGGTCGCCGGTTGGATATGGATCGGCATGAGACGCATACCATGCGTCATCGGTTGACCGCCTTGCATATTGACAGGACGAAGACCGTAGGGAGAGGCAATCGCTGCCATCTCTATCTCCTATGGTTTTGTGTGGGGGAAAAGCGAGTGTTACTCGCCAGAGCCAAAGGTGGTGCGCGTCTTGCGCTCCGGTTTGAGGAGCGGCATGCGCGGGTCATTCTCGCGGAGATAATTGTTATCTACCGTGGACATCTGGTCTGTGGCGCGCTTCTCGTAATAATTCCTACGGGCGGTCACATTTTCAATGGCATTCTTGCAGAGCAGCAAGCCGCCGACTTCGACGCAGTCGGGGAAGCGACTGTCGCGGTCGGACATGATCTGAAGCTCAGGATGGTCCACTGCCTTGACCGGTTCCCACCCCTCGCGAATGCGGGCCGAGACATTCTTGTTGTCTGCGACACCGTAGGTGGCGGTCCTGATCCAGCGGAAAACGAAGCCGGGTTGCGGCAACGGGATCGGTAGCAGTGACGACGGACGCCAGACGATCTCTCGCTTTTCGTCTTCACGGGTTTCATTGTCTCTAGGAGTGCGTGAAGCTGCGGCCATCTCTCTGGTCCTGTTCTGCTACGATTTGCTGTGCGTATTGTTCGACGGTCAGTCCGAGCCGCCGAGCAAGACGGGCTTGGCTCTCCGTGATACGGACGGTGCGCGGAGCGCCGCTGCCAGTGCGACTGACCGCCCCGACTGGCGGGGCTGACCGGCGTTCCGGCAGTGATCCGTTCGAACCGTTTGAGCGGAAGCGGTCCGGAAAGCGCCGACGCATCTCTTGGTTCAGACGGGAATAGTATTCCGGCTGATCCGGCATGACGCCGTCGCGCTCGACCAGTTGCTTGTGGAAACCAAGCGCATAGCCGGTCATCGCGTCGTCGCGACCGAACCACGTATTCTTCTCTGCCCATTTCAGCGCTGCCGGGTCCGGCTGCGCCTGTTGCGGCTGGGCCTGCCGATTGAAGATGCTTTCATCTTCCTTCTGGAGTTTCAGCGGCTGCTGGGCACTGGCCCGTTCCATCTTGGCGATGGAGGTGGCGATGGCTTCCTGCGCCGCGATCATCCCGGTGGCGTCACCGGCATCATGGGCTTCGCGATAGGCGACCTTCGCCTGTTCCAGCAAGGCCTTGAGACGGCCCTGATGCTCGCCCATCAAGACCTTTTCGCCGTTCTCGACGAAGCTCTTGAGTTGATTGTTCTCCTGCATCAGCCGTCTGGCGAGATTGACCGCCTCTTCGTTGACGCGGGCGACCTCATCGGCACGACGCCGTTCCGCATGAATGCGGGCGGTCATCTGCGAGATGCGTTTCTGCGCTCCCTTGGCGTAGCTCCTGACCTCGTCGTCGCCGGGAATGTCCGGCTCGCCGTCACGGTCGTCGTCGGCAACCCACTTGCCACGGTCTTCTTCCGGGGCGTCGTCGCCAATCTCGACCTCTACG